GGTAGCCAAAGCAATTAATATTACATTCCAACAGATTCAAAAATATGAACGAGGACAGAATGAAATTAAATCAATAAACCTTAAAAAACTATCTGAATTTTTTAATGTTTCATTTGACTATTGGATTAAACCTATATTAGATGCTAACTTAACATTATTAACAAAAAGGAGAGAGAATGTGTACCCAATCAAAAACGACATCTTCATGGAAAGATAAAAGAATCGAAGCCATGAATAAAATAATAAAACAAAACCACTACAAAACAGAAGCACTTATTGAAGAATATAATAGAGTAAGTAATTCTAAAGCAGAAAACAAAAAACAATATAAGGGAGAGAGTAAATGAGAAAAATAAAAGTTATATATGGAGTAGAATACGAATGGACAACAAAAGGGAATATAACATATTGGTTTCCTATAAAAAAATATAATAAATATAAAGGAGAGAGTAATGACAATCGTTAATACAGAGCATGGACATACAGTAGAGTTCAATCAAGAAAAACACGTCTACATACATAACAATGAATATATAGTTGGAACAAGTACAATACTTGGTAAGTTAGCTAGTCCAATGTTAGAAAATTGGAAAATAAGCAATCAAGTAAATGCTTTAAAAGATGAGATGGAACGACAAGGTATTCCATTAGATAAAATAGACTCCATAGTTATTAATGCTAAAGCTAACGCAAGAAAGCAAGGAGATGGCATATTATCTATTGGTTCAATGGTTCATAAATATTGTGAGTTATGGGTTAAAGGAGAAACATTTACTGACCCAAGCGACCCAATAGTTAAAGGTTGCTTTGATAAGTTTAAAAAGTTTTGGACTAAACATAAATTGAAACTTATAGAGTCTGAAAAAATTTTATATTCTGAAAGAGGTTACTGTGGAACTGTAGATTTAATTGCAGAAGATTCCAATAAGAACCTATGGCTTATAGATATAAAAACTTCAAAGGGTATCTTTGTAAATATGATTCATCAACTTCATGCTTATAAACTTGCTTATGAAGAACAGACAGGCAAGAAAATACATAAGATGTATGTTGTTAGGCTTCCTAAAGATAAAGCAGACTTTGAAGCTAGACCAATCTTGTATAAAAAAGAACATATGAAAGCATTTCTTGGATTATTAAGTTGTCATAAATCCGAGTTATTATTCAATGAATCAGTAAGACAATACAACAAACTAAAAAAAGGAAAAAAAAATGTATCTACAAAATAAATCTAAAAGTGATTTTTGTGCTTTAACTTTGTACTTAAACCCAACTGGCAATAAAGCACCTAAATATGAATACAAGGCAAATGCTGAAAGTTTATTTACTTGTAGCTTAACAAAGAAAAAATATAAGCTATCACAAATAAATGAATGGTTTATGACAGAGGGAGTTCAAAACTTTGTCAAACAAGGTTATACAGCTAAATGGTTTGCTAAAACACAACAAATTGAAACTCCAAAACCATACGATAAAGGAGATTTTCAAATGGTTTTAAGTTTTATTATGATTAAACCTTACAAACCTAGTGCTAATGTAGATGGAATGAAAACTGTTGGTCAATCTATTCCACAGTACACACCACAACCAATGACACAGGCTCAACCCTTTGCACCAGATAATGCTATGCCTGTTAATAATATGTCTGATATGGATGATGAGATTCCATTTTAACTATGGTCGATAAAGTAAGCGATACACACTATAAACTTGTTAGCGAGGTCTATGAATTAAAAAAAGACTTCGCTTTCAAGCAAGAAGAAGTACAAGCATTGTATTTAGAAGTTAAACAACAAAGAAATTTAGCTGAAAAATACCAACTAGAAAACAAACATTTAAAACAACAAATAAAACAACTAGAGGAAGAACAAGAGGACTTGTTAAACTACCCATGATAATATTTGGACACCCAATACATAGAAAATATAATAGACTTGTAGTAAAAACAGTTGCTATAATATTTGTGATTGTTATATCAATAGGGTTGATGTCTTGTGATAAATTAGAATTTGACCCAGCAACAAGTGCTTTAAAATATATAATAAAGGAGAGTAAAAATGAACAACCTATTAAGTAATAAATCATATGAAGAACTAGAAAAAGCATCTACTGAATGGAGTATAGCACATGGTAAAGTTATAATCTTAAATGAAGGTCTTAAAGCGACTTATTCTAAATGCTTCTTAAAACATAAACTAGATTCTAAAACTGTTATTGAAGCTGAACACAAAGCTAGAACAGATGAAGATTATAAAAAAATTGTTGATGTTTATGCAGAAGCTGAAATGGCATTAGTTAAGGCTAGATACCATTATAATAATTTAGATAAATACGTTAGCCTCAAACAGAGTGAGTTAAAACGTGATCTAGCTTTAAATGGAAAGCAACCGACTTAATGAATTTCACTAACGAGAATCGTGGTTTAGTTCCCTTTGTTAATCAGTTAGTGAATAGAGTTATTAGCGAGAGTTAATAATTTGGTCTATGGGTGGTTTGCTCTCTCTCTCCACCCTAGATTTAATGTCTAGTTATTTCAAAATACTTTAAGCTAGTTTTAGATGTGATGGGAGTTTCTGTATAGTTATAATCTATAAGATCAACTTCAGGATTCTTTTGTATATCATATAATATTCTAAGCAGTTTAGTTTTGCTTGGAGTAACATCTATAAATCTAAAATTTACAAAATGACCATATGGATTATGAGATGTTTCTAATCTAAACTCTACATCTATAATTTTTGCGTCTACGTCCATTGAAAGACTATACTATTTTTTATTTCTATTTAAAACCTTATCTGTCATCTTAGTTGAAAATGTTGCAGTAAATACAATAATAACTAAATACCAAACACTATCAGGTAAATCATTTATTATTCTTACCCATTCTTCAAAGTTATCTCTTGTGCTTTCAAACCAGCCTGTGCTTAACATTGAAATTAGCCAAATCATTAATATCTCGTCTTTCCAACTTTTATCTTGGCTTTTGATTCTGGAAATATTTACATCTTTAGCTGCTTCTATTTCAGCTTCTCTAATTGTTTTAACTTTGATAGCTTTATGTTTAAAATGGTCAGTTGCTTTATTAACTACTAATTTTGTAAGTGGGTTATTTAATAAACTAAAAATCATATGTTACTTGTAAAAAATATTAATGTTGCCCAATATATCACAAGAATAGAATAAATTAAATAAGTGAAATTCATTCATTCCTAATATTCCTTATTTTTTATTTTGCAACTCTTTTGCTAATTCGCAGTAATGAATGATCTTATCCCATTTCTCGTTAGGGTTTTCTCCGACCTTATTTCGAAGTGCGTATTTTATAATATTACCTTGTATAAAGTCTAGCTTATTCTTTACTATAAACTCGATAGGTTGGATTTTATATTGCTTATAGTGCTTACCACCTATTTGCTTATCAGTAGCCTTTAAATCGCTTCTATGAGCCTTTAACCTAGACAATTTTGCCTATCCAGTTACCTTTTTTATCTAATACCATTGGAAGGAGTCTTGGAATACCATCTAGGATAATTCCACAACCAATAATAAATCTAGTTCTAAAGTTTTTAGCATATTCAAATGCCATTGATTTTTGATTAGTTAAACAACCTACATTCATTCCAAAGAATAGATTGTCAGGATTTGCCCACCAAGAGATTACAAACTTTGTATGATAATGACCTTGAACTGCACTCATACCCATTGCTTGTGATACTTTTAAAATATCAGCACTTAAACCATGAGTAAAGAAACACCTTTGACTATTAGACATAGTTAAAGTTATATTATCTACCCACTTCCATTTTTTTGTACCTAAAAAATCTCCATAAGATTTAATAAATTGTTTAGACATTCCAAACTTTAATGCTCGTCTAAATACTAGACTAGAATGGTTGCTATCAACTTCTGTAACTTCTGGAAATATATCTTCTAATTCTTTAATATATTTTCTTGTTAAATTAAGTTCATCTCCAGCACTAGGTAAATCTGGGTTAGAGTCGTGCATAGATATTGCGTGAAAATCAACACTATCGCCTATGTTAATAATTTTATCTGGTTTAAATTCTTTTTTGATTTCTTTTAAAAATTTGATTGAGTCCTTATGATGATAAGGAATGTGCATATCAGAAATGACAAGGATTCTTTTATTCTTCATACAAGTATAGCTTGTACCTTATTTTGATAATAATGTAAATATTACATAACCCATTGCACTAATCAATGAGCCTGTAGAGATTAGTAAAATTTTCTCTAATCGTTTTACTCTTTCTTCTATTGAATTAATTTTATCGTGAGTTAATTTCTGCATTATTC